GATGAGTGGTATTTATTTGGAGATATCGTAAGTTAAAAGTTATGATTTTAGCAACTCACGGATTTTTATCAAGTTCTATAGGTCAATTTGATGCTGATGCACAAGCGTTTTTTGACCGAGTAACAACGGCAGGAGGTTCACTTTCATTAACAGAAAGAAATGCGGTAAATACATTAGTTATTCAAATGAAAAATGATGGCATTTGGACTAAAATGAAAGCCATATATCCAATGGTTGGTGGTGGTACAGGTACAACTGCTGCAAGACAAGCAGCTTGTTCACAAAATTTAAAGAGTTCAAGTTTTACGGGAACATTTACAAGCGGTTGGACTTTTGCAAGTACTGGAGTTACTCCAAATGGAACAAGCGCTTTTATGGACACTTTTTTTAGTCCATCAACAAATGGCATGAGTAGTTCAAATGGTCATATATCGGTTTATAATCGTTCTAATGTAACGGGAGTAAATAGGGGATTAATTGGAGTTATTGGTTCTGGTGTTGGAGCAACTGAAATAGCGATAAATTTTGATAGTGCAAATGTTTTTGCAATGTTTGGTTCTAACCCTTATCCAAGTTTTGCACAAACTGACAAACGAGGTTTTTATAGCGTTTCAAGGGACACTGCGACAACTGTAAAAAATTATTTAAATGGAACAGTAAAAGTGAACGGAATAGCAGTGGTATTTACTGACAATCCTACAGGTAAAATTTTACTGGGAGTACAAGGAACTGCGACAGGTGATCGTGGTAACTTTTCATCAAATGAACAAGCATTTGCAAGTATTGGAGATACCTTAAACTCTACTGAATCAGGTAATTTTTACACCGCAGTTCAAGCATTTCAAACAACCCTTTCACGTCAAGTATAATGATAGGATATATATTAACCGAAGAACAAGCAAACGAAGTGCAAGGTAAATTTATCAACCCTTACTGCTTTATTAACTGCGTTCAAGACATAAATGATGTTTGGTTCTTTTTCGGCAACGAACAAGACAAAGAGACCTTTAAAGATTCAGAATATATGTGGCTTTTTGGCCTCCCACAAGGCGAATATATCCCTAAACCAACACCTAACCCATTCGATGAAACTAACTGATACAACCGCTAACGCTTTAACTACAACCTCCTTTGTAGGTGCTTTTAGCTCTATTGCTACAACTTGGAATCCTATTATCTCTGCTATCGGTGGGTTAATCGCAATAGTTACAGGCTTACTTGGTGCTATTTATTACATTAAAAAACTACGCAAGTGAAACAGTGGGTAATTATCAAAGAAGTAGAAGGAGGTTACATTGTTGAAGATTGTCAAGGCTACACTCATTATATAGATTATAAAACTTACCATAAATACAATGATTGACCGTATATTTAAAAATTGGAAATCTACTGCTTTAGGCTTAGGAGTTATGGCTGTAGGCTTTTTGCTTGTGTGGTTTGAAAAAGCAACATTAACTGAGTTTACGGCATTTATTGGCGGAGGTTTACTACTTTTATTTAGCAAAGATGGCAAAGCAGCAAATTAACTTATTTAAAGCAAAGCCTAAGAATAAACTTAGAAGGCATACCAAACACAAGAATAAACACAAATCATTCAAACCATATAAAGGACAAGGAAGATGACAGAATTTGCAAGAATAAACTTTGCCGAAAGCAAGATACCTGTTTTCAAAGAAAATAAGGCAAAGAACTATATAACCTACGGTACTGATAACAAGTACCCACAAATGTTAATTGACCTTTACAACTCTTCTCCTAAGCACGGAGCAATTGTTTCTCAAAAGGCTCAATACATTGCAGGAGATAAAACTGAGGTTATAGCAAACAACACAGAGCAACTAACCATTGCAAACGATAGACTTGCTTCTATTAACTCTTACGAGTCATTTGATGACGTTAAAAGCAAGATTGCTGCTGACCTTGAACTATTTGATGGATTCGCTCTTGAAATCATTTGGAATAAGGCTAAAACTTCAATCGCTGAGATTTATCACCTACCTTTTCAAAATGTACGCCATTCATTAGACGGTCACTATTGGTATGCTGAAGATTGGAACGATAGAAAAGTAGAACCAATTTACTACTATTGCTGGAACCCATCGACTCGTGAGAACAAGCAAATGTACTATTTTAAAATGTACAAAGCAGGTCAAGGCGAATACCCAACTGCACCATATCAGAGTGCCTTAAAATACATCGAAATTGACACGGAGATTGCAAATTTCCACCTTAATAGTATAAAGAGTGGTTTCTCTGCTCAAACTCTCTTACAACTCTTCAAAGGCGTTCCTACTCCTGAAGAAATGAGACAGACTATTAAGAGATTCAAAGAGAACTTTAGCGGAACAGATAACGCAGGTTCAATAATTATTCAGTTTAACGACCCAAACGAAACGCCGTCTGTAGTAAATAATTTAGCACCGTCTGACTTCGACAAGCAGTTTGACCTTTTAAACCAAACTGTGCAGCAAGAAATCTTAATGGCTCATCGTGTGACCTCTCCCATGTTGTTTGGAATCAAGACAGAAGGGCAACTTGGAGGGCGTTCAGAACTTATTGAGGCTTACGAGGCATTTCAGACGGCTTACATTGAGCCACGTCAGAACCAAATGGATAGAGCGTTGACTTCTATTTTTAAGTTTATTACGCCTGTAACCCTAAAAAGTAAAAATAAGCCTCCAATCGGTTTGAACTATGTTGAACTATTTGAGAAAGGCATTATCTCACAAGCTGAAGCACGAAGAGAGTTAGGCATGAGTGACACCGTTGCAATGTCTTCACATTCTAATTGCAATCACAATCCTTTCGGTTGGGACGACGACAAAGACTTAGCGGTATTTGAGCAATTCGGAGAGTTAGCTTCTAAGTTTGAAAAAGTCCCTTTTGATTTTGCCTCTGCTCTTGAGTTAATTATTCTGCAGTTTTTGAACGGAAACACAGAGTTAACACTTCAGGACCTTGCCAACAACATCAAGCAAGATGCTGACAAAGTAGCGGAGGCAGTAACCAAACTAATAAACGAAGGCTTAATCACCTCAGCAGACAACATTTTAAACGTCACAGAGCAAGGAACTAAGACGCTTGTAGATTCAGGCTTAGGAACTGAACTTTTAGTCCGTTATACCTATGAAAAAGCACCTGGAATAAGCGGAGCTGAAATCATACCTACATCACGAGATTTTTGCCGAAGTTTAATCGCGTTAAATCGTGTTTACACTCGTGAGGATATTGACACAATCTCACAAAGAGTAGGTTACAACGCTTGGGAAAGAAGAGGCGGTTGGATGACGGTTAAAGGCTCTTCACCTGCTATTCACGTGCCTTATTGTAGGCACATTTGGAAATCACAATTATTAAGAAGAAAATTATAATGGCCAATTTTGTCTATTTTATTTCAGTTACCTACTTAAAGGATAACACACCCATCAACGAAAATCTTGATGATAAACTTTTAAAAAGTGCTATAAAAGAGGCACAAGAAGTGTATATTCGTGACATCATTGGTTCAGGGATATATGACGAACTGCAGGTTCAAACCTTTAACGGTACTGTAACCGCTGACAATACGACTCTTTTAGATTCGTATATTGCACCTTGTTTAAAGTATTACACTTTAGTTGAGTCAATGCTTCCGATGACTTTTAAGTTTTTAAACAAGTCGGTTAGTTCAAGACAGGCGGAATTTGCTCAACCTGTAACACCTCAGGAGTTAACTCTAATCGAGCAGAGATACAGAGACAAGGCTGAGTATTACGCTGAGAGATTGCGTAACTTCTTGAAAGAGTACCCACAGATTTATCCTAAGTATTTAAATCCTGGTAGTGGCTTCGATGTCATCAAACCAAAGAACACGGCTTTGTTTGGTGGTATGTACTTACCCGGTAACAATGATGATTGCTTTTTAAACTATGACTTCCCCGAAGAATAAATGGCGGCTCAAAAACGAACAGAAACTAATTAAACTTTATGACGTTAAATCAGATTATCAAAAAAATTCAGACTCAAGCGGAAAGCCACAAAATGGTGGGAAAGTTCGCAGTAGGGGCTGACTTTGATTTTGCAGTAGATGAGGTTAAATACTATCCTCTCGTTTGGTTAGTTCCTAACGGTTTTCAATTCAACACCGAAACAAGATTAGTCACTTACAACTTTGAACTTATGGTAATGGATAGAGCCTTTGAAAGTAGCTCTAACACTATCGAGGTGCTTAGCGATAGTGCAGGAATTATTTTAGACATTGTCACACTTCTTAGAAGAAACGTGACTGAATCAGACTTTGAACTTATTGTAAATGCAGCAGCAGAACCTTTCTTTGAGAGCTCAACTGACGTTGTGGCTGGTCACTCTATTAGTGTTAGTGTTAACACGCCCTACCTCGAATCCTACTGTGACATCCCAACCTGATACGAGTAGGCTAATTATTATTAGAGAAATCTATGAAATCGATAAAAAGCACGACAGTATTTACAAAGTGTTTGCTGATAGCATTACTTCTGTTAACACCACAGAGAGTTTATTGTCAATTCTCCGACAGCACGATAAAAGAAATTAATTTGCGTCTATTGGAATTGCATAAGTGCAGACAAAAACAAGAAAAATTCATGCAGTTAGCATCTCAGGACAGTGCTACTATTCAAGAGCAGCATACACAAATAATTAAACTAAAGAACGACAACTTTGAAATAAAAGGTCAACGCAACAGATACAGAGATTTTTGTATTATCAGTTGGTCTGTTTTGATTTTGTCGATATTACTATGAAAAACAATGTACACCGTTTTGACACAGACTTTAAACCAAAAAAAGTATTACTCATCTCTGACATCCATTGGGATAACCCCAAATGTGACCGTCAGATGCTTAAACGTCATCTTGACCAAGCGAAAGAGTTAGGAGCAGACATCTTATTTAATGGAGACACGTTTTGTTTAATGCAAGGGGCTTACGATCCTCGAAAAAGCAAAAACGACATAAGACCTGAACACAACAAAGCAAACTACTTAGATGCGGTTGTAAACGATGCTATTGAGTGGTTTAGCCCTTATGCTCATTTGATTAAAGTTGTAGGTTACGGAAACCATGAAACCAATATTTTAAAACGTCAAGAAACTGATGTAATTGATAGATTTGTTTTTGGTTTAAATTCTAAGAATGGTACAAATGTAGAAGTAGGCGGTTACGGTGGTTGGATAGTATATAACTTTACAAGATCAAATACATCTCAATTTTACAAGATTAAATATATGCACGGATTTGGGGGCGGTGGGGCAGTCACAAAAGGAACAATCCAATTTAATAGAATGTCAACCTATGTAGAAGGTGCTGACATGATTTGGATGGGACACGTACACGAAGATCACGAACTTACGTACACCGTTGAAAGAATAAACTCTCATTTGAATGTTGAGTTAAGAGATATTTTAATGATTAGAACTGCAACTTACAAAGAAGAGTATAATCAAGGCAAAGGAGGTTGGCACGTTGAACGTGGGGCATCTCCTAAGCCTACAGGCGGTAGATGGTTAGAATTACATCCTCAAAGGATTAGAACGCAAGAAAAAGAATACATTAAAATAAACGCTTTCACATACAAGACATTATGAGAGTAAAAGTAAACTTTGTTTTTCAAGAAGACCAGGTAGATCCAATTTACAAAAAGTTGGGTTTAGAAATGGATGCAGACGCTTTTGAGATAGTAGAAGAGGGGTGGTTAGACCTAAATCATGTCATTGCAGCGTCAGAGTTTTATGAATTAACTCAGGTATATTGTACAGGTGGTCACACTTTTTTGATAGATTTGCCGTTAAATGAATTTGAAGCACTATGGACGTAGTTAATAAACCTGCACACTATCAGGGTAAAGTAGAGGCTATAGATGCTATTGAATCAGCAATGACAAATGAAGCATTTAAAGGTTATGTACACGGCAACTGCATTAAGTATCTTATGCGGTTTACTCGTAAAAATGGACAAGAAGATTTACTCAAAGCACAATGGTATCTCAACAAACTTATTGAAATCAATGGCAAGAATAGAACTCTCTAATATTGACTATATTCTCAAATGGGAAGGCGGTCTAAGTAAGCACACATCGGACACAGCAGCACGTCATCCAGTGCCTGATGGTAGCGGATATCACACGAACAAAGGAATCACTTGGATGGTTTGGAAGGGAATTTTCGGAACTACTAACGAGTCTATTGAATCTTTTTACAAGATGCCTAAAGACAAATGGATTCAAGTGTATCAGAGATATTGGGATGGTTTAAACTGCACTAAAATCGAATCTCAGATTATAGCTGAATTTTGGGCTGACTTTGCATGGGGTTCAGGTATAGGCGGTGCATCACGTCAATTACAGCGTTTTATCAATTCTCACGGCTTTAATTTGAAAGTTGATGGTAAGGTAGGGCAAATGACAATTAGTGCCTTAAATAGCCTTATTGAGCGTAATGGTGAAAAGTGGGTGTTTGAATCTTGCTACTCTTGGCGTGTTCATTTCTTACAAAGCCTTACTTCATTCAAAGATTTTGGCAAAGGTTGGATTAATAGATTGCAAGACTTTTACTTATACGCACAAAGACGTTGGCAACCTTAGACGACATAGGCAAGAAATTTAGTGACTTTAATCCATCAGGTGACAAAGGGATTCAAGGAATACTCCAAAATTGGGGTAATGAACTTATATCTAAATTTCGTGCTAATCTTCAGAAGAATAAATCTCTCGCATCTCGTAGACTTTACTCTGAGATAGAACCTGACATTTCACCAACGAAAATAGGCTACAGTCTGCAAATAAAAATGCTTGACTATTATAAATGGGTTGAAGATGGTAGACCACCAACAAAAACCAATACCCCATCTAACCCAACGCTTCAGAAATCTATTGAGCAATGGATTATAAATAAAGGCATTCAAACAAGAAGTTCTAAAAATCAGTCAAGAGCTGAATCTGTTAAGA